ACGGCCCACCATCCAAGCCGGAAGTAAGTATGAGGCAAACTCCGACTTAGTATGTCTTGGCGGCATATTAATAATTAGTCGGTTTATTTCACCCGATGCTAATTTATTAAATTTATCTGCGATGTGTCTGTGATGGGACCCTTCTACAAAATCAGGCCATACACACTTCACAAAAGACAGAAAATCATTTTTGGCTTTATTCTGTATCTTTTTTTCTGCATGCATGACTTGAAGTTTTTTGAAGGTCTTCCTGACATCTGCAGGTAATTTACTTATGTCAACCTGATTCAAGTCCATGGTACCAATATGTTTTCAGTATACACGAATGTGTAAAACATGCAATACAACCTAGAGTAGTGGGACCCCTTTTTGCAAAAAGGGGGGATGGGGTAGAAGCAATTATCTATATTTGGATTTGTTTCGGGACCCCTGGCGCGTTAGCGCCAGGGGTGTTCATATGTAGGGAGTTAGTCTAGTAATGTCATGTATGCTGATGCATTCATCTTACCGAACTTATGTAAACCTTTACGAACTGTATCATAGTCTGCTTTTATTTCTGCATTCTTAATTGTAAGGTAAAGAGCATATTCCTCTTTATTCAACATTGCAGATTGACCAGAGTAAGGGTTAGTTGTTTTTATTGTTCTATTATCTTTTGTCATAATATATATCCTATATTATCCTTGATTAGTTGTCAACTCTTTTATTACTTTTTGTTTATATGGATTGCCAAAATAATCTTCTTTAGTTTCTACAACTACATCGATCGGTGTTTCCAGAGCCTCGGCTCTTGGGTGTAGTCTAATGAATTCTTCCCAATGTGCATATGCAAAATCGTTCCAACAACCTTGACTACAAAAATGAGAGAACATTGTTCTCGCGTTCCAACTATTCTGAGGAATTTTTCTAGTCCTCAAAACCTTTGAGCCTTTAACACCTCTTATTCTATCCTGTGTATGTCTTGTATGGCAATTCGGACCATGACACCATTGATAATCACTCATGTCTACCTCGATTACTTGGCAACATTAACCAAAAAGTACAAAGTCCATATGCCGAAACAATTAGTCCGATAGTCAGATCAAAACGTATGCCTAAAATTATTCCTAAGTTTAAACATACGAAACCGAATAACATTAAAAACAATTTCATTAGTGCCTCACTTTCCAACTTGTGTTTGCGGTTCTATATCCATGTGCGTCTAGATCATAATAAACATAATAAGGCACACCTTTTTTAGATGTTCCATATCTGCTTTTTTCGTCGTGCTTTCCTCGTCTTGTTATGTGCTTTTTGTGCTTGTTAGCCCAATAAGTTATATAAAAAGTTTTAGTCATTTATCCTCTTTCTGTTATGGGATTATCTTATAGGATAATCCCATAATTGTCAACTATTAATTTACACTTTGTTGCATTTGTTTTCTTGCAATAGCGATTTTTTGATCTCTTGTTAAGACCTCTTTATCTTCCAATAAACTTGCCAAGTTATCTGGCGAATAAATTGAAAGTGCTAAACTAGAGCTTTCATTCATCATTGTTTCATTTAAAACAACACCAACTTTGTCAGCTAGTTTTTTAGCTTGGTCAAAATGCCTGTAAGATTTTAAACCTAATCTTAAAGTTTTCATTTTGCCCTCAACATAACTATACATTTGTTCATGCTCTTTAATTACATTGTCGGCACTAGCAACATACATTTTAAAAAAGTTTAAAGTATTCTCATCAACTTTGAATTGTCTTGAATGACAATAACTAGAACCGATTGTCCAAAGTTTAAAATCTTCTTCCCACTTTGCAACAGGTTTAGTTATAGATTTATCTTCGTTTGATGAATTGCTGAAACCCAAATAAGTATTAACTTGACTTTCATCATTATAATATTTTGGATTTCTTTTTGAGTAGTCATTATCAATAGACAAATGAAAATCTGGGTTTAGTCCCTTTGATTTTAATTCATCACGATAGTATGCTCTTGCAAATTTTCTACCCATGTTAAATCTAACATGAACTTCGTCATTTGCGTCATACTCTCTACCCTCATCATCAACTTTTGTAATTGGTCTTTGAACATAGAAACAATTATCTTCATACAACTCGCCACCAGAACGACTATATTTTGAAATCATTCTTCTAATTGTATCTATATCTTTTTGTGGTTGATGATATCTTACAACTTGTTCAATCTTCTCTTTTGCTTTTTCTCGCATAAGATCGTATTGTTCTTTTGCCTGTATCAATTTATCTTTTACTTTATCTTCATAAAAAGATTGAAATTGATCTGCAATAACTTTTCGCTTTTCTGCGTTAAGTGTTATCTTCTTCTCTTTAGTCATGCTACCTCTTTCTGTATTTGTGGTTGTTCATACTTGACTAAACTATAAACAACTTTATTGTCTTTATTTATTAAGTTATAACCTTGCAACATATCATTCGCCTTGTCAAGGTCATCAGTAAAATTTGAAACATGATAAATACTGTCAATGTTTTCAAATTTTGTTTCTTGTATTATTAAGTACATAGTCATTTTTCCTTTCATATTAATTATTTTTAAATTATCACTTGACAATAGGATTGTCAAGCATTATATTGGATTAATTAATTTAATTTACTTGTTTAGACAATTAAATTATTGGGACAACTTCTGGTTGTGGTGTAAAGTAGATTGAAAGAGATCCAAACACACGCACAACTAGAACTGATCCCTGGTCTATTGGCAGGGTTATTCCTGTTAAGCCCTGGTGCACCGGTAAACAATTGCCGCTGGGCTTCAATCCAATGGACCTGGGATCAGTGAGACGGGTTCGCGACTGTACCGGTAGCGGATCACTGGTCCAGCTGGGATGGGCCGCGCATTGTGCGTGGACCCTGAAGCTGCAAGCGGCAAGCGTCAAGCTTCAAGCTTGACAATACAGAATAAAGGATTATAAAGGATTTATGAATACAAAGAAAGCATTAGAAATTATCGGGGGCAGCCTAAGCAAACCGTCAAAGATGCCGGGCTGGTCGATAGGTTTACCTGCCAAAGAATGCAAAACCGGCGCCAAGCTTCAGAAGGTCAAGGGCTCAGTCTGCTTCGACTGTTACGCCATGAAAGGCTGTTATGTGTTTAAGGTTGTTCAGGATGCACAGTATAGAAGGCTTCGAGCTATACAAGACCCGGACTGGGTTGAAGCAATGGCACACTTGATCAATAGCAAGAAGCCGGACGTGTTCAGGTGGCATGATTCAGGAGATGTCCAGGATCTGGAACACCTTCAAAAAATTTATGCTGTCTGCAGGTTAACACCTTCTAAGCGTCACTGGTTACCGACCCGTGAAGCATGGATAAAGGATCACCTGCAAGATAAGCCAGACAATTTAGTCATACGATTTAGCGCGCCCATGGTAGACCAGCGGGCGCCTGCTTCGTGGCCTAACTCTTCAGAGGTTGTAACTTCAGGGGCTAGCTGTCCAGCTGCAAAACAAAACAATGAATGCAGGGACTGCCGGGCATGCTGGGACGCCTCAATTAAAACAATTTCATATGGTATACATTGATATGTGGCATCATCCAAAGTATTATAGAGAATTACGAAAGCTACGTAATAAACTGGACCAGACAATTAGCAATTCAAAAGCGACGGCTGACGATAGCGTTCGTTCTGGTCCGGGCCCCAAGCAACAAGCTGCAAGCGCCAAGCTTCAGGCTCCGAGCGACTCAAATAACAAGCCGCAAGCTTCAAGCGACAAGCAACAAGCTTCAAGCTCCAAGCCGCAAGCTTCAAGCTCCAAGATTTGATCACCACGAAAAAGTTTCACGGCACACGAACCGAGGTGCTGGACCAAGATAAAACTGTTCTTTGGATGCTTCACGTGGAACGCAATTTGATGGGGAGATAGACGTACTTTGTTACTCTTCGTAACTTTAAGTTCTACTGTGAAAAAGGTGCCAGAATCATTATAGCCCAATAGATCAGGAGTGCCGTGTAAGCCTTGATTTTCAAGTCGAATCCAGGAAATTTTAGGTATAAATTTTTTAACTTTTGCATATAATTTTCGCTCGGGTTTCAAGGTAACTAGGGCTTTCTAATCTGGTGAAGTAGGAGCGATAATTATCTTTTGTCTCGTAGGTTTTAATACAACACGAATAGCACTTTGTCCAATAATATTTGACTCTTGCACTTCAATTCTTTTAATTTCTTCAAGATGACCATTAACTTCCATATATATTTTAGCATTAGAAACTGCGTTTCCTTTTTTGCCATCAGTAAATTGATCTAAGTATTCCTGTAGATGTTTAACAAACATTATTGACTTTATAGGATAGTTACCTTAAATTGTCAATCATGGGATTACCAAAAAGACTTACAGAAATGCAACAGAGATTCTCCGAGTTTTTAGTATTCGGAGGACCTGACGGACCTATGACTAAAACAGAAGCCGCCCTGGCTGCTGGATACAGTCCTAAACGTGCAAGACAAGAGGGGTCGGAGTTAACTAATCCTAAGCTATCTCCACTTGTTGTTAAGTACATAGGAGAATTGAAAGAAGAAAGATTAAGAAAGCATGAAGTTACCTACGAAGGACACGTAGCTGAACTTGCCAGACTTAGAGAAGCTGCTTTGAAGAAAGGGTCTTTCTCTTCTGCTGTAAATGCTG